CTGTAGGGGCAACCCGCTGGGTCGCCCGCCGTCCACCTTCTCGGCCGAAGGCGGACCGTCCTTGTCGATTTTCTCCTTCCAGGCATTGATGATCCTGGTTTTGATGGCCAACAGGTCCTCAGCCGAATACTTGGCCGCGTTCTTTTCTTTGTTGATGTAGTTCCAGGCCGCCCGGATGTGCTTCTCGGTGTCGATGGGGTACTTCTTGTTCTTCTCGTCGGCAAACTTGACGTCTCCGTATTTATCCTCACCTTCCTTGGGGTCGGTGTCGGAGCGGGCCGCGACCTTCTCTGCTTTTCTCCGCGTCCGCTGCGTTTCTGCGAAAGCCTTTTCCACCTCGGAGCCGTCGGCCTTCACCAGGGTGAAGCGGGCGGTGGGCACGCAGGGCTTGTCGGCCAGGGACAGCTCCACCGGCTGGGCGGCGTAGCGCACGTGCTCACCGTCGCTCTTGCGCCAGGCGTAGGAGCCGCCGAAGGAAAGCCCAGTGTAAACGCCGGCCGCCAGCTTTTTCAGCTCCTCGGAGTCGATGACCTTGCCCATGACTTCGACCCGTTTGCGCTCATCATTGAAGGTTATGGCGGTGAGGATGCCGGCGGCCACCTTGGCGTTGTGCATGGCCCGCAAATTGCCGTAGGATTTGCCGTTGCTGTGGGCCCGCGAATCATCCGACCAGGCCTTGATTAAAGGCTTGGAGGCCTCGTAGTCGAAGATCTCCCCGGTCTGGTCGGGGATCTCCTCCGCGGCGATCCCGGTGAACTCCCCGGTGGCTTCATTGACCTTGACGAATTGGGCGAACAGGATTTTTTGCATATAATCTCCGGTTTATTAACTGTGAGCAGTAAGCAGTGAGCAGCGACCAGTTTTTTGCCTTTGTTTTTACTGGCAACTGGCCACTGGCTACTCAGGGCCGAAGGCCCTGGTGGTCCTGCCGTTCCAGTTGGCGCCCATGGCGGCGCGCTCGCTCTCCAGGTGGGTGGCGATGATCTCCGGGATCAGATGGCGCCTGTCCCTGGTCCACTGCATGGCGAAGAGCATGTCGCTCCGGGCCGCGGTGGTGTGGTGCTCGGGATATTGGCAAACACCCGAGCCCCCGGGATTCCATAATTGAAAATAGCCGATGGGCACGTAGCCGTCCCGGTCCAGCTTGGCGATGCGCACCGCCAGCGGGAAGGGGCGGTTGTGCACGAAGATCTCCCATTCGTGCTGCAGGGGCGGCGCGCTCAAAAACTTGATCCAATCGGCGAAGCTCCAACACTCCATGCGGTCCAACCCGTAGAGGCACTGAGGGTCCAGGGAGATGCGCTGCAGGATGGACCGGGTCCGGGGCGGCAAGTAAATATCGGCGTCCATGTGGACCACCCAGCCGTCTTTGGCCAATTTCGACAGGCCGAAATTGATGCCCTTGGCTTTGTTAAAGGCGTCGTCATTGCGGTGCCAGTCGTAGGTGGGGTAGCACTCGACGTGGTAATAGGCGCACAACTGTTGCGTCAGCTTGTCGTCGGGCCGCGTAACCACCACCATGCGGTTGAAGTGCTGCTTGTTGGCTGGCAGCGTCCAGGCCAGGTAATCGCCATATGAGACGCAGGTGATCACCGCTTCGATCTTGAGGTCCACGGGCGAAGGCTTCGGTCCTGGCGGTTCGGGATGGGGATATTCCTTATCCGGCATTGATGTGCTCCTTAGCCAGTCTGACACGATGATTTCTTCCGCTCTCAGGGCGTTACCTATTGGCCCTTGCCTGCCATCGGCAGCATTTCCTCTTCCGGCGGCGGGGCGGCGGCCTCCTTGCCGATGGCGCTCACCAGCACCGCCCCGGTGGTGGTCATGATGAAATCGGGGGCGCCGTCGTTCTCCAGACCCCTGGAGGCTCGAATCTCGCTGCGCAGGCGGATGCCGTTGCGCACGTCCAGGTCGTCGATCTGAGCCTGTTCCAGCGGGTCCATGGCGCTATCCTGCATCCAGGTGAACTCCACCTGGTCGAACCCGAAGCTCTGGAGGGCGTAGTTGATGAAGTCCGCCATCCATTCCATCAGGGGCGCCAGCCCCTCGGAGAGAGCCGCCTCCTGGGCGGTCTCCGCGGTGGCCCGATTGATGGTTTGCACAAAGGGCTGGGGTGACACCGAAAAGGCGTAGCACACCACCCGGGCGAACCATTCGTCGACGGGAGACTTCAGATCCCCCTCCTTCATCAGGTGCGGGGTCGTGCCGTGGGGCACCCATTTGCCGCGCCGGCGCTGGGCGGTGTTACCCGCGTGCAGCCCGTCCCAATATTGCTGGAACTCGGCGATTTGGGCAGTGGACCAGTTCTCCGGCACCTCCAGCAGGGCGTCGGGCAGGTTGCCGTCGGTGTAATATTGGAGGAGGTGCATCTGGCGCCGCAGGATGACGTTGGTGATGATGATGATCTGCTCAACCGGCGGGAAGCCGTAGAGGCGCCAGCTCAAAAGATTGCGGGGATAATAGAGCAGTTCATCCCGGGTGTAGTCGGTGGCGGGCAGCCCCTTGATGATCTGCTGATAGGCCGGGGCCGGGGGCAGCGGGGTGCGGCCGCTCTCGTCGATGACCGGGCGGATGGTGGCGCCGTCCACCACTTCCAGTGCGTAGAGGTCGCCCCCGCGGGTTAGCCTCGGGTAGAGGGTGGCCGCGTCGATGACCAGCATATCCTCCAGGAGCATGCGCATCCAGGCGCTGAAGGAGTGTATCCGGTCCGGGCGCTTCAGGAGGGCCGTGGCCTCCCGGGCTTGGCCCAGGGCCTGCGGTGAGGGTGCAGGGGCAGGATTCCCGGGACCTGGGCGGCGAGCCGCCCCTTTGCCCGGTTTCAGGGGCGCGACAGTCCAACCCATCTTGGCGATCTGGTCCTTGCGGGTCTCGATCACCAGGCGCACCAGGTCGCAGTTTTGGGCCAGGTTGCGCAAATCCAGAAAGGAGATGGGCAGGTCGCCCCGGGGGGTGACCAGCAGATTGTAGCCCACCGGGTAGTCGAATTGGCGGCCAGCGGCGGAGGGAGGCGCCAGGGGCGGCAGCGGCAAGCCCGGCCCGAAGAAGTCCTGGCTCGGATCCGGCTGCCCGGGCGCGGCCCCGGTCCCAGTGGGGGTGAAGCGGCGCCCCGCGGCCCATTGGGCCGCGCTGATGATCTCCGGAGAGAGAGGGATTTTTTTGGGCTCAGCCATTATTTATTCCCAGTTCCTGGTTTTTTTATTAGTTCCTAGTTCTCGGTTCCCGATTCAGTTCTTCCTCTGCCTTTGCCTCTTCCTCTGCCTTTACTGCTCACTGCTCACTCTCATCAGCCATACAGCCTCTGCTCCTCAGCCTTCATGGCGTCGAATTCGCCCTTGTAATAATCGAAGATCCCCATGCCGGCGCCGCCTTCCAGGAGTGCGATGGCACCCTCCAGGGCGTCCGGGCCGTCGTCATGAACAGTTTTTGCCGGGAAATAGAGCAACTGCTCCAACAATAAATCCTGGTTGCCCTGGCCCCGGCAGAAGCGGATCTGGCCCCGTTCCACCAGGGCGCTCAGACGGGAGATCCGGGTCTCCTTGGCGGTCTTGGCGGTGACGCCCCGGACCGGCAGGATGACGCCCCGCTCCCGCCCCAGGCGGTCGAACTCCCGGAGCAACAGCTTCTGGAACAGGTTGTCCTCTACCCCGAAGAGCCAGTAACGCCACTGCTCATGGCGGGCGCAGGCAGCCCGCAGAGCCTCGTCCAGGCTGCCCCGGCGGATGTAGGCGTCCAGGACGTAGAAGATCATCTCCTGGCGCTCCAGCCCCACCGTAACCAGCGCCTTGAAGTCCGAAGCCTCGCCGATGCCGATGGAAGGGTCGAAGAACCCGGCAACCAGCAGGTCCTTGCCGGTGAGGTCCGCAGAGTGGTAGAACCGGAACCAGTCCTCCTGGAATACCCCTTCTTCATCCACGGGATTGTTCTGCTTCTCCCGGTTGAAGGCGAGCGACCCCATTAGACGCTTCTGCTCCAGGAGCTTGGGAACCGGGTGGCGGGAGGGCCACAGGGAGGTAGCGCCGCCGCCCTCGGCGGCGGAAGATGGAGGGTGGGCACTGCCCACCATTTCCTTATCAGGCGCCTCATTAAGCGCCCGGTACAGGCGCCTGGACCAGTGCTTCCAGGGCTCCTCTTGCGAGTGGATGGCGGTGTAGAGGGCGCTGCGGCGGGCCAAAATGGTGCCGATCCAGAAGAGCGAGCCCGAGGCCTCAATGGCGGGATAGACCGCGCCGGTGATCCAGGAGAGCAGCTTCTTCACCAGGTCCGGTGAGCGGGCCTGCTGGTCGTTCTCCAGGTCGTCCAGGATGATCAGGTCCGGGCGGTGCTGCTTGTGCTTCAGGCCCCGCAGACGTTGGCCCCGCCCCCGGGCCTTGAGCCGCACGTCGGTGAGGGTGACAAAATCGTCCACCGCCCAGTGGTCCCGGCCCAACTCGCCGAAATCGCACTTGAGGCGCTCGTTGTGCAGCAGCTCCAGATAGATGTAACCAGTGAGGTCGCTGGCCAGGTCCTCGGTGTCGGAGGCGATGATGATGAAGTGGCGCC